TAGAAGTTATATTCTTTCCATTAACATCTAAATTACCACCAAGCTGTGGGGATGTGTCTTCTACTACATTTTCAAGACCTGCATCATCACCCGTATTAGTACCCGCGTAACTTGCGGCAATCAGCCAAGCACCCGGACCCGTAACGGGTTTTATAATATCGGGTGAGTTTGTAACCGCCACAGAAGAAGCATCAAAAACATGTTCATATATTGTCGTTCCATTGTTGGTCTTTGCGATTGACCCGTCTGTTATGGTTGTGGTGTTAAGATTATTAAGAGCGCCATCGACTCCGCCCGTTAATGCGTTTCCCTGTACTACATATTTTTCAGCCATTTGATACCTCTTTTATTGTTTCCCTTAACACACCGTTTCTCAGTGAGTAATCTATTTCATTGATTAAGTCTGGGCCACCGTTTCCGTGACCATTCACATTTATTTCTATATTTATTTCTTTTGGTGGATCAGCGTTCTCAAGCAACTCAACGATCTTAGCTGTTGAAGCTGCTGTGTCCATTGTTGCAATTCCAATATTATCAAGAATCTGGACTGAATCTCGGAGAGAATTTTGGATATTGCTTAACCCCTCAACCGCTTCAGTCTGTATTTCTACAAGCCTTGTGTCGGCAACTGACATTTCATTTAAGGCTGAGTCTTGTATCATTCTTAACTCTGCTTTTACAAGATCAAAAACCCTCTGATAATCGCTAGATGGGCGCTGATAAGCCTCTTGCCCTAATCTAAGGTAACTATCAAGAGCAGTTGCAAGCTGAGACTGATACCCCGCCTGCTCAAGTCCTGTAGTTGATCCTGCAAGTTCCTTTAATCCACCTGCTCCAAAAATAGCTTCATACTGTATGCCAAGCCGCTCAATTATATCAATAGGATTATCAGAAGAAGTCTGCATACCAAGGAGCTGAGAAGAAATAGAATCATAAACATTTTCAAAAGCACTTTTTATGCTTTCTATTTCTGATTTTTCTAACTGATACCGCTCTAAGATTAAAGACCTAAGTTCCTGGGCCTTTGTTAAATAATCTTCATCGGTATAATTTGTTTGAAGGGGATCGTTAAAAACTTCTGTCGCAAGTCTTATCTGTGAACCTAAATCAGTTGTTCCTAAAATTGATTTGATATCAGCATCAATGCCGTTTGCTAAATCGGTAAATGGTTTAGCAAAAGCAGTCCTCATGTCAGCAATAACCTTGTCCGTGTTCTCAATGATTGCAGCTTGCCAACCTTCTGGAAGTTCTTTTCCGGCCTCTTCGAGTGCCTTACCAAAATCAATTAACTTTTCCTGGTAGTTTTGGAGCGATTCTATTTGATCTGAAATTCCCATACCACCGGACGGAGCAAGCGCCCCTGCAAAATCACCCATCGTTACAGGGTTCATTGCATCAAGCCATTCTTGGACTGACCCTGTGGGTGATTCCTGTTCTTCTGTACCACCACCAAATCCCTCAGCCCAATTACTGAACATCTCTGATAATTTAGGGAATTTACTAAACTTATCAGCTAGGTCATTAAAGATATCAGCTAAATCATTTCCTATATTCTTTATAAAATCTAACCCACCAAATAAAATATCAAAACCGGCTTTTATAACTATTAACCATCTTCCGATTTCACCAAAGCCAGCAGCAAGTTTAATAAAACTAAGGCTCTCAAGAGCAAATGCTAAATCATTAACATCGCTTATCATTGTTGTCATATATGCAGATATCTCAAGCCACGTTGCATCACCGTTTAAGATTGAGTCTATAATGCCTTTACCGCTTTCGTATATACTATCACCCGCGCCGACAATAGAAGAAATAGAATCAAGAGCTGCGGCAACGTCATACATCCCATCGACATACTTCGCAATTTCTGTTCCGGCAATCTCAACACCAAGCCGTTCAAATAAATCGCCTGTCTGTTCGAGTAATCCTTCAAGTTCTCCTAATGTATCCCTTAAATTATCAGCCTGGTCAGCGAACCATTCAGAACTAAAAGCAGCGGCGGCAGCTTCTTGCGTGAAAAGCTGAAACTGTGTATCAAGCAACCCCATCGTTGCATAAAGATTAAGCATTTCCATATTTACTTCTGTTGTGCTGTCACGGATAAAGGCAAGCTCGGATTCCATTAAACCCATGTTTGAGTTATAGATTTGAGTCTTGATAGCTAAGTTGTTTTCCTGCTCTGCTAAATCGCTCATAGCGACGGCTGACTCTCGCAATAAATCACGTGCAAAAGTTAAAGAACCTGTTAATGCCGGGATAGAATCATCAGTTAATAGTCTTAATGACTCCGCATATTTTATTGTTAGTTTTTCCTGTTCTGACATATCAAGTAAATCAAGCTGACTTGAGTAATCAGAAATATTAATTGCACCCTCATGGAAAGCGTTTGAAATATCTTTAAGCTGTAAAGCGGTTGCGTTATCTGATAGCTGTTGAAACATTAAAACAGCGGCTTCGCCCTCTTCTGTTAATCCCCTCGCAGAAGTAGCCATATTGTCGATTGTTTTTGCTGTGTTTTTACCTGCCAGAACAGCTTCGAGTGATGCACCGCCGACATCTCCTACAATCTTTTGATACTCTTCTAAGCTTTTACCGGTTGCTTTTAATAGGGCGTTCATATTATCGCCCTTAACATTCATATATTTTCCGACTGAATAAATATCCTTCTCACCGCCGAACCTGCCACTAATGCCCTGACCACCGACCGTTGAGCCGAGGAAGTCTTCAACACCGCCAAACTCATTAATGTCAAAAGGTTCATCTTCTGAGCCAAAAGACATTTTTTCCAAAAGCCTCATGTACCGCTCGCCCCTGTGGACACGGTGCAATTTTCTTGCGGCTGAAAGCTTACCTGCATAACCTATTGCAGCACCGATAATTGCACCGATAATAATACCCACCGGCCCACCTACCGCGCTCATAGAAGCCACACCAAGCGCAGAACCTGCCGCGCCCGTACCAACAGCAGCGCCCGCCCCTGATAATGCACCTGACACAGGAGAACCTGACCCGTAAGCTGAATACATACCATAACCACCGGCAATTGCGCCTGCTCCACCTAATAACGCCCCGCCTGTCCCGTTCATAAAGTTTGCAAACCCGGCCTGAGAATCCATTGAAAAACCAAGCTTATCCATCCCCGCTAATATTGGTACACTCGCTGACTGTCCTGTTAATGCAGGAGCTCCAAGACCACCTGAGAACAAACCCTTTATCCCACTTAATGCTTTTGCCCCCGTGCCTATTCCGAAGCTGTCACCCCCAAGCCCAGGAATAATTGAAGCCATACCACTAACACCCGGGATAGACCTTAAAACCGATCCGGTTATAGAAGTAAGAACGGTTGAGCCGATTGTGGCGGCTAAGTTCTTCATTTTACCTATTATCATATCGGTAAAAGAACCTGTGCTGTCAACCATCTGCATTAGAGCGTCTTTATAGAAATCTGACATACCTGAGAAAGTTTGCTGTGAACTGTCTTCAACTTCTTGATTTGTATCCTGTACAGCATTACCCCAAAACTCATAACCGTCTATCATGTCACGGTGTTGTTTTACTACACGCTCACCACCGTTTATAATGTCGTCAAATGTTAATTTAAATGTATCTTTTGTTCCAGAAGTAGCGGTTTTTACTGACCCTAAAGCCTTAGCTAAAATTTCAGCATCATTTGTAAATTGGCTTAAAAAATCACTTATGTTGTTTTCTTTAATTTCCAAATAAAGCAAGTGATAATCTGAGGCTAAATCTTTAACGATGCCCTCTTCTTTTAACATTGCCTCAATGATTAATTTATGTGATTCAAGCTGCCTGTCTTTTTCTGTGTTTAAATCCTCTATAGTTTTCTTAAGCGTTTCATGTGGCTGAATGCTTTTTTTAACTTCCGCTGAATAGGCTTTTATTTTATCTGCCATCCCATCCATAAATGGGAGCAAATCAATATTTGACGAAACGATATCAAGAAATTCAGTAAACAAAATTTTCATTCCGTTTATTGTTTTTGTCCAACCGATAGATATACCGGCCCACGCAATTAGAGCGCCTGACTTTAGATGAATCCAACCCTTCATTATCCCGTCAACAAAGGCTAACCCTGCAAGCCTTGCCGTTTCAAAATTGTCGGACAACCATGATCCAATTTGCCAGCCTGTAAAAGCTGCTCCAAGGACTCCGACAAGAGTTACAACACTTGTTAATGCTACAGATGTCCCCCAAAGCATAGTGTTCATTGCCAAAAGCGATGTAGATGCCTTTGCTAAAACACCGGGGGCTAAACTCCAAGCCAACATAAATATTGACGACTGCTGAACTACAGCAATCATGGCTACTTTAATTGAGGCTAAAACAAAAGGATATGCGAAAAGAGCACCATATAAAGCACCATTTACAGCAACAATTTTAGCAAGCCTTGAAAGTGTTGATGTAAAAAATTCAACATTGTCAGCTGCATTTTTTATAGACTCTGAAAAATTATCAACTAATTTTTTAACATCTGCCCCAAAGGTTGCGGCCATTTTAATTTGTAATTTACCGAAATTAGCTATTAGACTATCAAAAGAAGCCTGGATTGTTTCTTTCCAAGCTTCCCATGCTTTCTGTTGGGCACCTGTTTTTTTGGTCATCTCAACTAAAGAATCGGAATATGTTTTCCAGTTCTTTGCACCCAAAGCAGAAATACCCATCAAAGCCTCTGAAGATTCAAAGACTTTGCCAAGTCCTATACCTAAAGAACCTGCCTGCTCTTTAACAAGCTTTAAAGCGCCTGCAAGACCATTCATTTCAACCAACTGTTTACCGGAAGATACATTTAGCGCGTCAAATATTTTAAGCATGTTCTCTTGTGGCTTGAACAATCCGAAAAGGATCATCTTGTATTGTGTTGCGGCTATAGAAGTAGAACCGGCTGTTTTTGAAAGTGTGGCAAGTGAAGCACCCATCTCGTCGGTACTTACTTTTAAATCAGCAGATACTTTTGCAAGACCACCAATAACCGGTATTAATTCAAGAACAGAAGTTTGACCCTCTTTTTCAATCGTATAAAGTAAATCAGCGGCTTCGGCGGTTGTTTTAATTTGACCCTCATAACCTGCCATTAATTTTGTTAAACCTTTAATGGCTTCTGCCTGATTAATATGTGCTGATTTTGCCAACTGTGATGCGGTTGTTAGGGTTTCAAGAGATTTTATGGGATCGGTTACACCTGCTGATATAACCTGATAATAGCCTTTCATTAAATCAGTAGAAGTTCCAAGTGCTGAATCCATACTTAGAACTTCTGATCTGATTAAACCTAAGCTTCTGGTTGTGACTTTTGCCATATCAACGGTTGCAGTCTCAAAATCTTTAAAAGCAACTATTGAGTCTTTTACTAATTTACCAAGAACAGCAGCACCAAGCACACTACCTGCAACCAAACCAAGTTGTTTAATAGCGCTTGACGTTTTGCCTATACTTTTTGATGTATCCTTGCCGAACTTATCTGTTTTTTTACCGGCCTTTTTCAAGTCCGAATTATATTTGGTTAACCCTGTGGCTTCGATTGATACAGATGCGGTTCCCAGTCTCATTTTTTGGCCCCTTTCTTGTTTCCTTCTTCTCGTTTTCTTTTTTCGCGCTGAAAACCGATAATCTGTTCTGAAAGGCTGAGAATTTTAGAAAGTATTTCTGCTTTATTAAAACACTTGAATCTGTCTAAAGCAATGTCAACCGCTTCCATTCTTAAGGATATTGCTTGACCATCTGCGCTCAATAAAAGCTGACTAGAACAATAAGAGTAAATATCAAACGTTACAGCATTTTCGATTATTAAACCCGGCTTACAGGTAGCACATGGAGCAACGCCGAAATTCTTTATTACCTTTTGTTCTTCTGTGTCCCACCTTGAGATCCTGAATGCGAGTCTGCACTTTTCACAGGGTTGCCGGTCAATACAGGACAGCCACCTTGCGAAGTCGGTAAGTTTTTTTCCTCTAGCTCCCGCTCTTTGTCAACTGCTTTATCAAGCTTATCGATCATATCTTTGAGTATGTCTGAGAACCCCTTTTCACATGCAATCTGAATTTTATTTGCCGTGTTACATTCCAGGGGTTTACCGTTCGGACCGTATACGTTTTCCCAATCGACAATACGCGCATCAACACCCTCATTCCTGATCATTATTTCATCAGGGACCATGTGGTTTTCTTGTTTGTTGTCGATAAAAACAAAACTTAATTTACGACATTTCGCGATAAGTTCCTGTTGCTTTCCCTCATTCAAATATCGTATTTTAATCCTTGTTCCGTCCGGGTCATTCGGTACATCAAACCACTCTTCTCTTTCCTTAAAAATTCTCATTTGGCTTTTACCTTTCTGGGTAAAATGGGGGGGGAGCTACCCCCCCGGCCCTCTTGCAAGAGCATTAATATTAGCCTAACTTACCACCATGTAATATGGTTGCTGCAATGCCGTCTTCGGTAGTTAAACTACCCTCCGAAGCAAGTGTTAAAGTGCCGGCTGCTACTGTGGTTATTGTGGTCAAAACTGAGTCGTTGCTTGTTGAACCCTCAATCAGTAAAGACTGTCCGTCAATAAAACCATCTGTTACAAAACCGCTGTTTGAGTCTGTGATCGTGTCCGCAGTTCCTGAACCCATAACAAAAGCAAGATCAGCGCCATTAACCGGGGTCGTTACAGACGAGCTAAGCGTCTCAGAATGAGCAATAAAGATTGCAGGTAAACCATTAAGGATAAGCTTACCATTATGAGGTATAACCCCGTTTGAATCCGCTGTGTCCTTGTTAAGTTCTGCAACCTGGAAAGCCGCTCCGGTGTCGTTTGCATAATCAACCGTCAGAAAGTCATTGTAGTTGAGATACACCCGGCAATCTGTAAACTTGGTGTTCGCAATAAAATATGTGAACAACTGGTCATATCCGTTTGTGTCCTGCTTGTTGTAGGTTCCGCTGAAAGTGATATCACCTAATGTCCCGCCGGTTGCAAACTGTCTGGAAATATATTCCCTGAAAACTTTGACAGTTACGATCTCACGTGAAACACCCGGTAAACCTATATTGTCAAGGCCTGCTACTGTTCCCTGACTAACACTACCATACTGAAGGATTATCGCCATATCCTCAGCAGTCAAATAATCCGCACTATTTAAAGCCATCTTTAATTCTCCTGAATAAGTGTTCTAAAATCAATTACGGAAGTCCAAAAATCCGCTTCCCTGTACGCCGGAACGATGCTTTCCCTGAAAAGCTTCACTCCTGTAAAACCTGTTACTGTTAATGCTTTTTTGTGAAACAAATCAAAGGCTTTTTTAACCATCTGATCTGCTTCGCTTGGATCAACGCTATCAGAATAGACTTTTACCTGAACCAAGGCTCTTTCAAGACTTGTCCTGAACTTGTCTTCTCCTGCTATCGTTATAATCCGATATGTTGCGTAAGGCTTTGTCGGTACATCGTCTATCAAAAATCCTTCTGGTAAAAATCTGCCAGCGGTAATCCCTGAACCACCAATGGCAGAATTGAAGGTATTGTCTGTAACTGCTAATGCGTATATTGAATTTGCTAAAGCGTCTGCACTCATAATTTATTACTGTTAAAAATTCGTTTTATGTTTGATTCGTTGTCGAATAATGCCGGTCTTAAAAATGGCTGCGCCGGGTAGCTTGGGTTTTCCGTTCCGAGTTCTACGTGTGGAGCATAATCAACATTTGTATAAACTAACCCTGCGAAAGCTTCTGTAAGCGAGTCTATTGAGTTTCTAAGTCTACCCGTATCAACAGGTGAATTCATAACGGCATCACCTAAAACTAGAAGAGTTGCCCTGCGTATATTTTTACTTACTTCTGATTCGGTCTTTTTAAATACCTGCTGACCGTTCCATTCAATTTTGGTTGTGGTCTTCGCCATTATTCAACCTGCCTTACCTGTAGAAAATAGACATTGTTTGACGGGTCAATTCTTGGATTAATTATTTTATAAACGTTACTGTCGTCTAATGTCATTTGATCTGATTTCTTTGGTGTTACTGACAACGCTGTGAAAAGTCTTTTTTCGATTATTACTTTACGATCACCGGGTGCAATTAAACCACCGCTACTCATTATTTCATTGTTGTTATAAGCAACAATGGTTGCTTCAATGGTTTTGTCTGTATATGTTACAGCAGGTATTCCCCTTGTGCTTACCGTACCATCAACAGACACGTGATATGTAATGTTGACTTTAATATCACCTATACCTTTCATGCCCGCCTTAACTGAATTTTGTATAACATTCCTTAAACCCATTAAGCCCTCACAACCGGGATATTCAAACCGCCCGGTGTATATGTTATATATGACCTTATGTAATTTAATGCGCTTCGTGAGAACATGCCCACACGGTCGGTCTTGTCAAAAACAATCTCAATAACATCAACTTGAATTTCAGATATGCCTTTAGTGTCCGGGTCGGCTTGCCTATCACCTGCATAAATCGCCCACGCCTGCTCGTAACATGCATATTTCTGGACATCGTAAGCATCTGTGTAATCATCTTCATCAATGGTAATAGTCCAACTCAAGCCAAAGGTAAGCATTTTAGTTGATTCGATTAACAGCCTTGACTTGTTTGCTTCTGTTATTACATCCCAAAGAGCATAACGGTTATATTGTGTGTTAAAATAAGCGTCCGCTTCTGCGTTTGTTGCAAACGAATTTGTTATTCCTGCTACTGGGTCAGCCATTAGTTAGCCTTAATATAGTTTTCAACATCTTTACCTATTAAACTTCTGAGCATTTTTGCATCTTTATCAGGTCTGAAATAAGTTGTGTCTGCTTTTACGTGACCCAAAGTATGACCTTTTCTTCCTGCAACGCCTTTGATACCAACGCACAAGTTATCCGCTTCGCTGTAAGGATTCTTTGTTCCCTGATAATTAGACCACAAGAATAAATCAACAGAACCTGCGTCAATTGTTACCCTGTCAGCTTTATTAGTAATAAAATCAGGACTGTTATTACATACCTTTTTAAGCGTTTCAAATACATTCGATTTAAATGCCGTTAAACACATGGCAGGTCTGTTTGTTTTCGTGACCCGATGATAAGATTTTTGTATTAAATTCCAATAAAAAAACGTATTCTGTCCGACTAAATCAGACGATTCTAAATGCTTTAAGGACACCGCAAAATAATCTTCGCGATACCAGTCATCATCTTCAACAATAACCACCGTGTCGGTTTTAACGTGTTTTAAGGCCTCTAACATATTAAGCCTTAACGTGTGTATAGGATCTGTTTTAAGTCGCTTCCTGCGGTAATATTCAAAGCCTGATCGTTCTTTTTTGGGTAACACCCTCTTGCCATCATCAACAACAATCCATTGTTCGGGTTGTACTGTCTGTCTTGCCATGTATCGTTTACACAGCTTGAAAGCTTCCGGCCTGTCGCCCGTTAAAGTAATGACTGTAAAGGGCAGTTTTATTCCTTCTGGTTTTACGAATTCAGTCTCAATTCCTTTAATGTGCAGGGGTATTTGGATTTTCTGGCCCTTTAGATGCTCAAGTCTTTCGGGTATAGAATGAAGTTCGCCAAGTCTGCCATCTTCGGGGTAGTCGTTAATGTTGTCAGTATAAGAGTCAAAACACATAAATATAATCTTATTACATCCTGCAAATTTAACGAATTCAATCGCCGCAATCACAGAGCAACAATTCCCAGACAGAACAGAAACACCGTTATTTTTTAAACCGTAATCTTTTTTTAAATCAAATATATATTTCTTTGGGTGATCTGAAAACCAGTCTTTGCTTTCCTTTTTGTGCAGTAACAACGGTGCTGATTCAGGTTTAACCATACATTCGGGTTTACCGTCTTTCTGCTGTGAAATAACATTAAAGGAAGAGGTCAGGTCAAGAGATTCGGCTATAATAATAGCTTCGTTAAGGGGTACTATTAACCCGCCCTCGTCGCTGAAATCTTCTTTTGATAAGTATTTAAGTGACGGCCCTTTTCCTATGATATAAGCCGTCTGACCCTCAAACTTCCCTTTAAGTTCTTGAACAGATTCTGTTACACCTTCTTTAATCGGATTGTCACCTTTAATTATATCAGTGTAAAATTTAAGGGCTGTTCCGTCTTTAATTTCTTTTTCTGTCCACACCGCATAACAAAGCCGTGAAAAGTAACTTATCAGTTTTGCATCTGAACACATAATAGGGTTGTCAATATCAAGTGTTGTGTTTGCTATATTTGCCGCCATGTTTCCAGGTGAACAAAACACCGGGATGCCTTTTAACAATGCCTGATTTGCAGAGTTTGACGTGTGGCATATAACACAATAGGCCCCGGCTAATGCTTCATCAAGTGAACCCTCAATGTTCTCAACACCGTCAATTTTAAAGGGTATGCTTGGATGTGGTCTGAATACAATTTTTCGGTCTGTTTGTAGTTCCTTGATCTGTTTCGCAAGGTTACTATTGTCAACTGCTGATTGCCCTAAAACCAGGACGTATCCATCTTCTTTTCTTTCTTTTGTGAGTTTAAGATCGAATTTTTTCATCCTGTCTGAAGGGCATTCAAAATCAGGTATCCAGTAATGTTTCCCAAGGCTTATTGAGTGGGTGTCTTTTCCGACATAACCGTTCTCGAATACAAGAGACTTAATGTCAAAACGCGCATAAGTAGAAATAATTTCTTTCGCCTTTGCACCGGCACCGCCCCAAATAGCAATAAAGTCAACATCAACTCTCTCATTACTATTGAAAAAAGCAGGGTTCTGCCAAATGGGACTGTAACCTAAAGCCAAAATCCCATCGGCAAAACCGGTTAAAATGTTTCTATTAGGATTAGAATAAAGTCCTACTCTCAAGACAAGACTCCTCTAAGCTGTTTCGATTATTATTCCAGGTCCGTTTTTAATGCTTGTTGCTGACTGATCCCAATATGCTGTAGTTCCAAGGTACGCATCTGTCGGATTAATACCTGAAGCTTCAACATACTTAAAACCCTTAACAGATACGTTAAAGGCATACTCAACCCGGAAGCGATACATGATGTTCTCAAGATCATCTACCATTGTCATTGTCTGAGTTGTATCCTCTGACTGCTCTGCGGTTGCTGCGTTCTCAACCAGGCCAAGGGTGTAATAGCTATCAACACCGGAACTTACACCATCTGAATTAATGAGTGCGGAGTCATCAGTCACAACAACGTTTCTGTTGAGGCTGTATGTCTTACCCTCTTTAATAGAATAGCTTGCAACGTCATTGATTGTCTCTTCGATTCCATCGCCAACAAGATCATGCCAAGGTTTAGAGTGCATTACATAAGTCTTGATCTTGCTTGACGCATCACCGAAAAGAGTATTACCTGTGTTCAGAACGGCATAAGAAATATCAGCGGCTGTTCCAGGATAATGCGCAGTTGCGCCGATGCTTTCAATACAGGTCTGAACGCCAATAAGTGTTCTGTGCAGGTAACTCTTGATTATTTCCTGTCCTGCCTGTTGACCAAGAATATAAGACATCCGGTCAATAGTTTTTCCAATCTTTTTCCAGGCATCCAAAGTCTGTGCAACCGGGCCGACTCTTCGATTCAGCTTGACGCTTGTAACATCAACCTGTGTCATTTTAAGGTCCTCTACTGGAGCGATTGAGGTTATATCGCGCCTGGTATCAACGTCTGAAATCTCTGCAAAGATGCTGTCCGTTGCAAAGTTCCCCGGCAGTTTTCTTGCAATAAGTCGCAAGCAATTTGAGGATGCGCCGTTGAACGCGTTAATATTCTGTGAAACTACTTCAAATAATCCCATCTGAAAAAATGGGTTGTTTACTGTGAAATCTGATCCCATTCCGCCTGCCATGATATATATCCTTTTTTAAGCTACTGTTCTTTGTTAATGCCCTGCCGCGATAAGTGTGTCCATTGCATCCTGTCCGTTCTTATCGAGGTAGGCTTTTTTGTCTTCAAATGTTGTCAAATCAGAATACTTCGTCACACCGGAGATATTACCACCGGCATCATTGTTTGTACTGCCGCCACCGCCTGACTGTGGGAAGTTCGGAGCAAATGCAGGAAGTAAAGACATTTCATCAAGAAGGTAATCAACGTCAAGAGGTAGATTAGTTTTCGGGTCTATCCTCTGGTTCCCGTTTACGTCCTTAACAATCGTGTTGAACTTGCCATTCTCGTCGAATGATGTTTCGACAAACGGCAAGATGTTGTTAAGCATAACTTCGGGCGGAACCTTCCTTTTTGCTAATGCTTCCAAAACTGCATTTTGTGTAATTGATCTTGTATATGAAGATTGAAGTTGAGCCACTTTTGTGGTCGCTTCCGTTACTTCGAGTTCCTTTGCTGTCATAATATCAGTTATTCTATCCTCATACTTTTTCACAACCGCTTCCATGTCATTACCGTCGATGTTCTTTTGGTGTTTCTGGTCGTCAATTTCTTTTACTCTTTTTTCAAGCTCTGCGATTGCTTCAGGGTTGAAATCCTTGAGCTTGATCTTGAGACTCTTCACTTCGTTTAACAATGATGTGTTTTTAGCTGATAAATCTTTAGTGCTGTTTTCAGCTTTCTGATCTGCTGCTGCAACTGCGTCTTGAATTGCTTTTTTAATTTCCGGTGCGTCCAAATTAAGTTCTGACATTTTATTATCCTTATTTTAGTATTTGTGTTTAAAAAACAAAAAACCCGAAAAGACATTACGTCTAATCGGGCTTTATAGAATCCTGTATAAGGGCTTGTAAAGAATCCGGTTTATTTTATGGGTGCTTTTTTAAAAAACTTCCAACTTCTGATACCCCCTTGTTTTATATCAATATCAACAGTTAAAATTAAGCTTTTATTATCTCTTAATATTTCATTTACTTTGTTTCTGATTTCATCGAGTATCTGAAATATTCTACTCATATATCTTTATATATAAAGGTTTTTATTGTTTTGTCAAGCTTTTTGTTACCATACATTAATAAGATTATGGTGTGTTGTATGACAACTATTTTTTAATTTCTTCAAATATTATTTTCTTTTCCTTAACCTGATAAACTTCTTCTATTGCTTGTTCACATTGAATGGCAAAAAAACACCCCTGATACCACTCCATTATTCCCCATTCTGCCTTATAGTATTCTTTAACCCAATAATAACCGTCTTCTCTCATTATTTATCCTTAAGTTTAGGCAATTCCGACAAAGGCTTTGCCCGTCCGGTCTGATCAACTAATCCTCTAAAAGACTTAACCTGACCATTTCGCCATAATTCAGCTTTAGTTTTACCAAGGACTTTGTTTTGTATTTTAACGGGTTGAGTTTTCAACCAATCTTCGTAATTTGTGTCTTGTGGAACTTTGCCGTCAAGAACGTTTCTGGCTTTACGGGTTTTCCCTGTGTTGTCAATGCCTAAAGCGTCTGCGTCTTTTAAAGTAGGACAACTTCGACTGCGGCACGAAAAATGTATAGAGCCGGGGCCTGACTCCCATGAGTAACTATGCCCTATTGGTTTATGACCGGGATTAGTATATAATTTATTATCTCTTGCAATACAAATATCAGAAGTTCTGCTGTCAAGAGTTGACACCCACTTAAGGTTAGATATAATGTCAGAATTTGCATCCCAAACGGCTTCCGCAGCACGATTAGAAACGGTTGATACTGTGGTTCTGACAAGTGTTCTTGCATGAGCTTCAAAGGCCTTAAATCCCACGTTACCGGCTGTGTTTGATGTAACTCTTTTCACTAACTCACCAATGCCCTCACCTCTTGCGATTCCTTCACGGACTGACCGCTTAAAATTAGCTTTGAGATCATTACCGATACTTGACCACCATTCTGTGTTTGTGTAGCCGTCAATATAGGTGTTATTAGCCATTTCTTTTAGAAGGGCAGGTGACACAGCCACCGTGTTGATTGCGGTCGCTATTTCAGCAGGTACGCTGTTAATAATGATACTTTCAGAGAAAGCACCCTCGTTTATTGCTAAGTTTTCCAGGCTTTTATTTGTGGAGCGTTTTATCTTTGCGGTTCCAGAATTAATAGTGGCATTAATCTGTTTTTGTAGTGCAATTAACCTTGCCTGTTTACCTCTTAAAGTCTTTGGGATTGTGGGGTCAAGTCTTATATCAACAAGGTCTTTTCTGACGTTGCTTTGGATATCTTTAATCATTTCAAGCACGGCTTGTTTTTCCTGCTCCTCAAAACGTGACAGGTCAACCGCTCTTGAATATACTGAGTCTAGGATTTTGTCATTCGCTGATTTAGCCATTATCTTCTTGCCTTTTTGTCTAAATAATCAAACCATGAATTTAAAAGTCTAAAATTCATATTAAAGAGATAACCTGATCCATACACATATTTTACCTTTTTTCTGACTTAAATGCAATCTTAATAGGGTCTGATATAGTAAAAAACATTAATAATAATTTCTTTACAGGTTATTGGTTAGGGCCATATGAATTTAATTTTATCAAGCGGAAAATCCACAACACTAAAGTTCTGATTGACATTAATCAGTTTCATTCTTCTTTATAGTCTTCTTTTTTCTTTTATTCGGTTTCAGTTTGTTCCACGTTTCACGGAATAAGAACTCGTAATAATATGCCAGAGCTTCGGAACCTTCACTGTCTACAATATCAACGCCAACCCTTATCAGAACATTTGTAGCACAATGTAATAATTCATGCGCCATAGTTGATTGACAACCTATTGTCCATTTGAATGTTTCGACCCATATAATATTATACACAAAACCGTTACTTGCGGTTATACAAAAATGTTCACCACATCTTCCCCCAACCTGTTTCCATTCTTTTATTTTGTATTTTTTAATGATGTAATCTTTAAATTCATCGTACGAACAGTTAATAATAATACTTATTTCAGCAAGATAAATAGGGTCTTTTATTTTGACTATTTTCATATTTTAATCACCACACCAAATCCATTCCCAATTCGATCATCAACATCCTGGTACTCAATAACGTTTAAGTCTATCGCCTTACACAACTCAAGGAATGATTCGGTATTCCACACACAATGGTGTCTGATTGACTTGTCTTTCGACTCTTCCGGTTCTTCGTGCCTGATTAGTAATTCTTTATAACAGGTGATATCACGGTCTTTATCAAAAGTTCTTTCCTTGTGGGGTACAATTAGCACCACGTATAACCTTGCGACCCGTTCCCATTCCTTTAAAGCCGCAATCGGATCATAAAAATGCTCAATAACGTGAGAACTTATAACAAAGTCGTATGATTTATCATCAAAGGGCAGGTCATCACCATTAGCGATAAAATCAACAGGCATCGGCTTAAATCCGTATTCAATAGACTTTTTTGACGATAATGAGTCTAGTTCTATATCTACGTTTACAGTATCAAGGCCGAAAGCGTTGTGACTTGCGCCCCCAATTTCAACGCCCTTCATGCCGTCTAAATACTTATGTGCAAGTGCTGATTCATTCATTAGCTTATCCTATAAAGTGTCCGTGTTCCCCTTATTTTATGCTGATATTTTATTAAAACATCGCCACCAACAATATCATCAATCTGTTTTTCTGTTAAGTTCCCGGACAATGCCGGGTTGATGATCTCAAAGAACAAAACGCCACCTTTAGCTTTCAGCATTTCAACATATTCTTTTAACTTGTCGTATGGTTCATCAATCCAATGATAAACGCTAAGCATAAAAATAAAGTCAAAATTGCCCTCAGGCATCTGATCTGACTTGATAAACTTCGCATCTGACAATTCAATGTGTTCGTTAATGGTCTTAAAAGGCCCTACATTCGATTGTAATTTGTCAATGGCTGTTACAGTAGCCCCTGATTGCGCTGCTTTGATTGCATAATAACCATAATGACAACCGAAATCTAATACGGTTTTATTTCTGTAATCTTCGCTTGCCATTAAATCCCATATCATTTTTGAGTCACAGCGCTTATACGTTTCATCGGCCCAATCGAACGTCTGGAACCAGTACTTGTCTTTTGCCCACTCGTTTACCTGGTTCTGGTTCCACTTATCAGAAATGGTTATTTTTAGCTCTTTTTCTTTGAAACTATCATCTAACATCTTTTTGAAATAAACTTCTATAATGTCTTTGGGCATTTTTGACCCTGACCATTTAAAAGCCCACCCGTATTCGTAATC